AGCTTTTGCAGTTGTCGTTCAGTCAACCCTCCCAACTTAAACATTAAATGTCCGGTTGTAGTCGATTTCCCAGCGTCTACATGTCCTACGATTACAATTCCTAGATGCGGTTTAGATTCGGTGCTCATTTGTATATCAATATATAACAGATTTTTTATATGCTTTTACAATATAATATATTACTATATATGCACTACTATTCGTCTTATATAATTTAATATATACATTATTATATACATTATTATATACATTATTATATACATTATTATATACATTATTATTTACAACCAATGAAAATGTTCTGCATCTTCGGTATTAATATGTTTTATTATATCTTTTTTCATTGTAGCTATTTTATTTAAACAACAAACGTGATGCTCCTGATGTTCCTTTATTATATCTTTAACATCATCATGACCAATTGGCATTTCTCTCAACCCTTGTTTAAACAGATCTTTCTCTGTTTTCCAATGTATTTTACATACTTTATATAAATTATCAACTGCATCTAAAATGTCTTGATGTTCTTTATCTATTTGTTCGTTTATTGATGTAAATTTTGTTTTAACTAGTCGTATCTTTTTTGGCATTATATATAATATATAATATATTTTTAAGTGTAATACTTCACACTATATAAAATATAATAATTCATTATAGTTTATATATAATTATACTCTTTTAGCTTTTAATCTTAATAAATAACCTGCTGTATTCGTAAATTGTTTCTGATTACTTAATACTACGTTCGCATTTCTAGTATACAAATTTTTCATGGAAATATGAGTTCCTTTTGAACGATGAATTTTAGATTTTTTATTAGTATTATCTAATATAGTTGTATTTGATTTAATTGAAGATATTAGAAGTCATCTATATATTTATATAGAGATTAGTTAACATAATAATTACCATCTATTTTTTTTTACATTAATTTTTGGTCCACTCGCCCGTTTTCTCATAGATGCAGGGTCGTATTGTTCATTTTCATCATCAGAACCTATGTCTTTAGACAAATCCCAAAATTCTTTTGAACCAAGTTTAAAATTATTTTGAGGTTGTGCTTTATACCAAAAAATTTGATCTTCTAATTTATTAGATTTTGAATTATTATTTATTACTAAACATTCATAATTTTCTGTACATTGATCCATTACTTGACAAAAAGATTCAAATGTAGGAAACATTCCAGCATAATTTTCGTAAATTCTTTTACGATTACTAATGTATGGTTCACGTAAAATAAATACATAATCTATGTTTGTTCTTAAATTAGGTGGAATTCCTAAAGGATATTGCATAGTAATCACAAGCATAATTTTCCAATGTCGACCATTCATAAAAAGTAACCGCATAACCTTATCTTTAGTCCAACTATTGTCAAATAGACAATCATCTAATATGACGAATGCTCTTGGGTCAATCGACGACCTACCATATGCTTCAGTTTCCTTTTTAACCTGTTTAAGAACCATTTTTTGCCGTTTTAATATATTTTCTATGATAGCAGTATTATATTCATCATGTATAAATAATTTAGGAACATGTTTTGAATAAAATCCATTTCCAGCTTCTGTTCCAGATATTACAGTTCCAATTGGAATATCTTGATGATAATATAATAAATCTCTTACTAAAAATGATTTACCAGTATCACGACGTCCAATTAATACAATAACAGGACCTTTTAATTCATTTGGATTAAAACTTATATGTTTCATATCAAATTTTGTCAGTTCCAAATTCATTGCCATTGTATATTGTGATAAGAGAATAATAGTAATAATGATTACGAATTAGTTAAAAACAATATATATTTTTATTTATAAAAGTCATATGTTTGAATTATTTTATAAAAAAATAAAAAATCCAGATTTATTTAATACTTTAGAAAATTCCAAATATGGTAATTTTTCAAACTTACAAAGTTATATACCTATTTATTCAAAATTTTTTAAATTGAATGATACAAACTGGAATCATATTAATTTAAATCATAAGAATCATATAGTAGATGTAGTACATTATGAAAATGATAATAATTATACAGTAAAACTAGAGAATAATCAAAACGTTCAATCGTTTTTTAAATTATCACCTTTAATTGATCCTATAAAATATATGGTTGGTAAATATAAAAAAATTTCTCCAGATGTTTTATATTCATTACCATCATTTCCAACAAATGATGTTCCAACAAATGATGTTCCAACAAAATCGTTATCCAAAATGTGTGATGTTAATAATTCAGCTTATATAGATTCTTTTTTTTCATTTTTATCATCAATACTTTTGCATCAACATAATTTTATTCATGGAATAGATTTTTATGGTTCTTTTTTAAGTATTAAGCACAATTATAAAGTAAATGTAGCAGATGATTTTGAATATGTACATAATTCACAATTTTTCGTAGAGAATAATGATAAATTATTTAAAATAAACAATGATTTAATGAACGAATATATTAACATTGATACAAGAAATTATAAAAAAAAAATACATATAAATAAAACTGAAACGCAGATATCATTAGATAGTTATGATAATGCAATATTTGATGGAGTATTTGTATCTTCTGATAATGTAGATAATACTACTAGTGAACATACTGATGTTTCTAACGAATTAATATTTGAATTTAATATTTCAAACAAATCAAATAGCAATACAGATAGCACGTGTTCATCTCGAAATTCATTGACTTCAGATGACGATAGTGGCGATGATAGTGGTGACGATAGTTGTGATGATAGTGGTGATGATAGTGGTGACGATAGTTGTGATGATAGTGGCGATGATAGTGGCGATGATAGTGACGATACAGAACACTCGTTATCCTCTTTGGAACATATTGAAGCAATTATTAATAAACACCCAGTACAAATCATTTGTTTAGAGAAATTACATAATACATTGGACAATTATATGGTTAATAATGAAATTAATGTTGATGAATGGAAATCTATATTATTTCAAGTAATAATGACTTTAATAACATACCAAAAAGCATTTAATTTTACACACAATGATTTACATACTAATAACATAATGTATAATGAAACAGATAGAAAATTTATATATTATCATTATAAAAATACTTATTACAAGGTTCCAACATACGGAAAAATATACAAAATTATAGACTATGGTAGATCTGTATACAAATATAAACAATCAATTATGTATAGTGATAGTTATCATCCAAAAGGAGATGCTGCAACACAATATAATTGTGAACCATATTTTAATTCTACTAAACCACGAATTACTCCTAATCAAGCATTTGATTTATGTAGATTGGGTTGTTCATTATTTGATTATTTTGTTGAAGATATTAAAATATTAGATAATGTAAAAAATCCGATTGCTAAAAAAATTATAGAATGGTGTACAGATGATAATGGGTTAAACATTCTGTATAAATCTAACAGTAAAGAACGCTATCCAGGATTTAAATTATATAAAATGATTGCTCGTACTGTTCATAATCATACTCCAACATCACAGTTAGATTCCGAATTGTTTAATTGTTTTAAAATTGTAAAAAAACAACTGAAAAGAAAGACAAAATTAATAGATATTAATAAAATACCTATATATTGGAATTAAATATATTCTAACATATAAAAATTGTGAATATATTTGATAAATTGTAATATTTTAAAATCCCGGTTCATTTGTGAACACATTTGGAGATGTTTTTACAACATCGGATAAAGAACCTATTTGATCCATAATAAATGTTCCACATACAACAGCAATATACACTAATAATGCGTCGCGCAGTAATAATTTTAATGGTTTATTTTCTTTTAACACAAATCTCATTTCTATAAATCTACAAAGTAAATATACAGATGAAATTATTAATGCCATAATAAATACATTGGACATTTATTATAACTAAACAAGGGTTTATTTATAATTAAACGAATAATTACTATATTTCCAAAGATGTTATACAATTAAATTAATGTAGTTATTTCTCCTAATATAGGGGTGTCGTCTATTTCAATCTTTTTGTTTAAATCATGTATATCCAATACGTCTAATTTGACATTTGGTTCATTATTATATATATGAATTTTACTATCGTATTCTTC